ATCTCTTTTATCAGAGTCTAATAACTGTTGTTGAAGATCTACTATCTTACCAGTCATAGTTGCAATCTTATTAATTGCTTCTACATACTTATTACGATAATAGTCTTTAGTAAATTTACTTACATATTCTTGTTGCTCTTCCATTGTTGTCAAGGTTTTAAATTAAATAAAGAAAGTCTCTCTTCCTTTATGATTGTGTTATACTTATCTAATGCTCCTGAAATACATAGTGATACATTAAGGGTTAAAAGAGGTGTGAGAGGCCTGGTACACGCTCTCACGACATAGTAAGTGATGTTCATTTAAAAAAAAGGGAGATTTCTCTCCCTTTATATTATGCAAATGACATCTTGTTTCTGTATTGTCCGTTAATTTCCTTAACTGATATTAGTATTTTTGTGCCTTTTACTAATCTACTATCAGTATGATTAACAGCAGTCGTATCAACGATACTACCACATTTGAATTCACAAAGTGTTAATACCTTATCTTCACCTTTTGGATTGGTATAAGATATATTCTCATAATTTCCTGTTAGTGTGCCACTCTTATCAAGTGTATCTAACGGTAATTTAGTTCCACCTCCAAAGGCAGTTGTTCTTCCTTCTTTAATGTAGTTGTCTACTTCTTGTCTAATTACATCAATAGATGTTGGATTAGATAGTACGGATTTCATTGTTCCCATAGTATATATATGTATTTATTCATAAGATATAAAATATATCTTTTCTTGAATATGAAGGGGAGGAGGTCCCAATCACTATTCCCGATAGGGGTTATCTTTGGGGAGGTTCACTCGCTCAACCCTAGGCCAAAAAATTTTTTTCATTTTTATTTGGATATTTAAAATATTTAATATTATCTTTGCACCGCAATATTATTCATCCCACGGTAACCAAAAATGGGAAAAGACATCGGATTGTAGTCTCAAATAGAGATAGAGTTTTCTCCGGTAGTTGCAAAAGAGTTAAGTATAACATCTAGTTGGGGTAGAATACACATAAGTAAGTGTGGTGAACTAACACCGGTCTTATTATCCCTGGGTCCTTTAGGAGCACTGCTAGAAAGAAATCTAAACTTGAAAGAGAAACCAAAGGGGGATAACTATATCCAATTGTGAAAGATTATTATTTAAATAAAGATAAGAAGGTTGTATTTACTAAAGAGTATCATTTGAAAAGGGGATCTTGTTGTAATAATGGGTGCTTAAATTGTCCTTATAAAAAAAAGTCTGGAATAATTAGCAGTGTAATAAAAAAGTTTATATCTTTGTCAAAAAATATATAGACTATGAAATTTAAACCAAATGGAAACTGGATCCTTATCCCAGACCCAACTAAAACTAAAACAGAGTCGGGCATCATTCTAGACGCAGATACCGCTAGAAATCAATCCACTAACGTATTAAAGGTACTCAAAGTTGGACCAGACTGTAAGTTTGTTTCAGAAAACGATACCGTATTAATTGATCCTCGTACAGAAGCAGTTCGTTCTAGTATAGAAGACTGTAATTATTTATTAATACAGGAATTTCAAGTATTAGGTATATTCTAGATGGAAATGACTGGCACAGTAACTATTAGTTTAAGCGATTATGAAAAACTAAAGGAAGAGTATCCTAAAGCAAACATAATACGTAATAACTTACATGCAGCATCTAAAGAGATAGAAGTATTTTTATCTTTTGTATGCACTCGCGCAGACATAGAACCTCTTGTTAATGAATATAATAGGCAAGCGCAGAACTCTACAATAAAAATAATAGAAGGTAAAGCAAAAATTGAATTCAATGAGAAAATTAACGATAAACGCTAGTAGTACAATCAAAGCGTTGCAGATATGGAATGGAATATTTGATCTAACTATGATGGAATTGGAGGTATTATCCTCTTTACTTGACACATCTTTAGATACAGATACTAATTTATGTAGTGCATCTAATAAAAAAAGAGTAGCAAACCTTCTTAAAGTAGATGATTATAGAACATTGAATAACTATGTTAAAAGATTAAAAGACAAAGGAGCTATATTGTATGAAAATAAAAAGTATAGAATTAACTCTATACTAGAACTTAAAACAAATAAAGTTGAAATTAATATCAGACGCAACTAATAGATTCATGGTATTGATATACCCCTATGATGAGGTATTATGTTTTGTAGTTTATCAAGCATATGATGGATCTTGTATAAGAATTGATTTAGAAAATATAAAAAATGAAGAAGACAGAAACACCATCTTTCCTGAGAATGATTAAAAACTTTGCTATAGAGTCTGTAGACTTTATAAGAGAAGGGGCACCTGTATGTTCTGAAGAACAATATAAAGAGAGAATAACTTTATGTGTAGAATGCCCGGAGTTCAAACCTGCTACAAAAAGTTGTGGTTTATGTGGATGCCATATGCCAGTAAAAGCTAAATGGAAAACAGCAAGCTGTCCAGCTACTCCTCCTAAATGGGACGCGTTAGTTTTTAATCCTAAAGAAATGGAGATAGCAAAGTTGAAGAATGAGAAAGAAAAAGAAGAATATATGACAGTGAATGCTACAATGTTATCTAGTCTTAAAAGTGTAGGAAAACGTGGTAAGAAATAAAAAGGATTTAATATATTCTTTAGCTAATACATATGAACTTCCTATTGATGTGGTTGAACGAATAGTAACATATCAATTTAAGTTCGTTAGAGGAATAATGACTAAAGGAGAGTTTGAAACTATTAGATTACCATATCTTGGTAAATTCTCAGTAAATAAGAATAGAGTTAAATATATAACAGATTTAAAAAATAAAAATGATTACTAAAGATCTTTTAACAATTGTAGATAATAAAGCCATACCTTCTCCGTATGCTAAAATGATATTAGAGTTTAAAACTCTGACTGATAAGGAGTTAGCGTATGTATTTTTTATGGTAGACTATAGATCTCCTTATTCTGTTTATGAAATAGATCAACGTAAGAAAGAAGTAAGTACTAGTGTCTTTACTAGTAAATGGAAAGAAACTCCTAAAGTAAGGATAGCATGTGATAAATATGAAGAGTTAACAGAGTCTTCAGCGGTAAAATTATTAAAAGCTGCTAGAGATTCTGTAATAAAATTACAAGAGTACTTTAGAGATATAGATTTAACTATATTAGATGATAATGGAAAGCCTATATATCATGCAAAAGATTTAATTAACAATTTAGAAAAGATGGGAAAAGTAGTAGATGGTTTAACAAGGTTGGAGGATATAGTGAAGAAAGAACAGCAAGCAGCTAATAGTAATAGAGGAGGTGTAGAAGTAAATAAATATAGTATGTAATGGAAGAGTATAAACAATATGAAGAAGATTTAGAACTTTATGGAGAGGCAATGGTTAATGCATATTATATAATAACTAAGAAACGAACACTAGATGATATTTATTATGAATTAGAAAAGAAAAAAAGAAATATCTTTCCTTTACCATTTAATCCAGTAGAAGAAGATGGAAGAACTCATGATATGATTGATATAGTTATTGAGTATTTTACATCCACTGAAGAGTATGAGAAATGTGCAGAGCTAATGAAGATTAAGGAATTATGTCAAAAGGATTTAAAGATATAAATAGAATAAGACCAGCCGCTTATTTTTTTGAAAAGCATGGTTATTATACAGACGCATTACCTAATACTAAAGGTTATTATGATTTTTGGGATGAAGAAGCTAAAAGATGTATGTATGGCTACGAAGTAGATGAATTACACATTACAGGATTTCATTATTTTTATTTAAACTATTGTCCTATTGATAGGGCTGTAGATGAAGAATTACCTGATGGTACAATTCAATCGAAACGTGAAAGAACGTTTCCTGCTTTTTATGATGGAGATTGGGAATATTTTCAAGAGATAGATAAAGCTAGATCAGAAAATAGACATATGATTGTGCTTAAAGCTAGGCGTAAAGGATACTCTTATAAGGCAGGATCTATGTTAGCTCGTAATTATTTCTTTGTTAAGAATTCAAAAAACTTTGTATTTGCAGGACAAAAAGAATATTTGATTGGGGATGGGCTTTTATCTAAAGCATGGGAGTTTTTATCATTTATAGATGATAACACAGCGTGGGCTCAACCACGATTAAGAGATAGAGAAATGAGTAAAATGTCTGGTTATAAGAAAAAAGTTAATGGTATTGAGATAGAGATGGGTATGAAATCCCAGATAATGGGGGTATCTTTAAAAGATGCTCCAGACAAGGTGAGGGGAAAGGCGGGTGAATTAGTCTTCTTTGAAGAAGCTGGTTCATTCCCCGGACTCCTTAAAGCTTGGGAAGTAACAATGCCTACTATGAGACAAGGAGCAAAGACATTAGGTATGATGATTGCTTTTGGTACAGGAGGTACAGAAGGTGCTGACTTTGAGGCGATGGAAGAAATATTTTATAATCCCGCAGCATATGATTGTATGGATTATGATAACGAATGGGATGCAGGTGCTTTAGGTACAAGGTGTGGATACTTCATACCTATACAAAGAAACTTAGATGGATTTATAGATGATGACGGTAACTCACAAGCAAACGAAGCAATAGAGTATGAAAAGGAAATGAGGGAGAAGAAAAAAGGTGCAGCTGATGCTAAATCATTAGATCAATATATTGCTGAGCATCCTTTCTCTCCTCAAGAAGCTACTTTACAAATTACATCTAACTTATTTGATGTAGCATCTTTACAAGAACATTATAATTATTTAAAGGTTAGTAACTTAGAAACTAAAGGAACTCCTGGTAGATTATACTATAAAAAAGAAAATGTAGAGTTTAAACCAGATTATGATTTAAGACCAGTACTTAAATACCCTCACAGGAAAGATGATGATAATACAGGATGTGTAGTTATATATGAAACACCTTATAGGAATAAAGATCTCGAAACTCCACATAATTTATATGTAATATGTCATGACCCTTATGGACAAAATCAATCTGCAGATTCTTCTTCTTTAGGGGCGGCGTATGTACTTAAAAGACCTAATAATTTATCACAACCTGATGATATGATTGTAGCATCTTATGTGGGAAGACCTGCAACTCAAGATGATTATAATCGTAATCTATTTATGCTTGCAGATTATTATAATGCTAAAATAGGCTTTGAGAATGACCGTGGAGAAATAATAGCCTATGCAAAAAGATATAGAAAATTACATAAGTTACAAGCAGAATTCGAGATGTTAGACAAGAAAGAGTTACAATCTAGGCGGGTTAGAAGGACGTATGGCATGCATATGACAGAGGCTAGAAAGCAACAAGGTGAGATATATATAAGGGATTGGTTAAATTCTTTGCGAGGAGTAGACGATAATGAAAAAAAATTACTAAATTTGCACAAGATCTATGACCCAGCATTGATACAAGAGTTAACTAAATTTAATCATAAAGGTAACTTTGATAGAGTGATGGCATTAATGATTGGTATGTATCATACTAGAGAATTATACAATGCTGAGGTGACTGACTTATATAAAGATAGATCGTTAGACGAATTTTTTGATAGACAAATATTTTAATTATGGCAATAGACGTAAACAATACACATCATAGTATACCAAAACAGAAAGTACCTAACTCTAAAAAGACAGAGAAGTGGGGAGAAGAATGTGTAAGAGCTTATATTAGTTTATCTGATATTGGAGGATTTGGTTCCCGCAGAGGCGATGTTCAGCAATTATATGATTTCTATAATGGTCATATATTGGAGGATGATTATCATTACGTCTTAAAACCATACGGTAAAGCAAGACGTAACTTCCCTTCTAAAATCAGAAATTATCCTATTATTAAACCTGTCGTAGATCTATTATTAGGAGAAAAATCTAAGAGACCTCTTAACTACACAGTGAGTGTCGCTAATGCGGATACCATTTCCCAAAAAGAAGAACAGAAGAAGCAAAAGATAATGCAGGTTATGCAACAGAGATTTGTTAATCAGTTAAATGGTATGGGACAAGAGACAGGCAGTCCTTCACAAGAAACAGAATTACCTAAGCATGTAGTTGAAATGTTTAATGCAAATTATGTAGATCAAAGAGCAATCATAGGACAAAATAGTATTAGCTATTTGATGTACAAAGAAAATATATATGATAAGTTTCAGAAACTATGGTTTCACTTCTTAGTAGCAGGAGAAGCTTATTCACATAGAGGAGTAAGAAACAATGAACCTTTCTATGATGTTATTAACCCTTTAGATGTAGATTATGATAAAGATCCGGATATAGAGTTAATAGAAGATGGGGATTGGGCATTAGTTAGAAAAGATGCTCACATTAGTACTATATTAGATAATTTTAGAGAATACTTAACAGATGCACAAATAGATCAATTAGAATCTCCAGAAGTATTTGATGATGGATCATTTTTAATACATTCTGTTAATCCAGCAAATGATAGAGTAAGAGGAGGAAGATCTAGATTGATTGAATGCGTAACAGTATATTGGAAGAGTATATCAAGAGTAGGATTTTTATCTTATCCAGATCCTACTACAGGAGATATAGAAACCGTAGAGGTTCCAGATGGTTATAAGTTACCTGCAGAATTAAAAAAAGAAGGGGCTGTTATTGATTGGGGGTGGATACCAGAAGTATGGGAAGGAACAAGGATTGGTGAAAAAATATTTTGTAAAGTAGGAAAATTACGAAATCAAAGAAGATCAATGGATAATCCATCTGTATGTAAGTTACCTGTTAATGGTATTAAATACTCAGAGATTAATTCAGATAACATATCTTTAGTTAAATTAGGATTACCTTATCAAGTTAATTATAATATATACAAATATAGATTAGAAGTAGCTATTGCTAAGTCTAAAGATATTATTGCTCAGTTTGATATTAATATGATCCCTAAGAAATGGGATATGGATAAGTTTATGTATTATATTGATGCTACTGGTATTGCATGGGTAGATTATAATAAAGAAGGTATGGTATTAAATCCACAACATCAAACCGTAATGGATCTATCTATTAGAACTATTGAACAGTATATTGTTTTATTAGATTCTATCTTAGGAGAGTGGGAAAGATTATCAGGAGTTAATAGGCAAAGACAAGGTGCTATTGGACAATATGAAGGTAAGGGAACATCACAACAAGCTATAATGCAGTCATCTCATATTACTGAAGACTACTTTAGAAAAATATCTATGCTTGAGTCAAGTGATTTACAAGCAATGTTAGACTATTCTAAAATAGCATGGGTAGATGGAAAGAAAACTTCTTTTGTACAACCTGATGGAGCAAGAGAATTTTTAACTGTTGATCCATTAAAACATATGGAATCAGAGTATGGTATCTTTGTAACAGACGCTGGAGCAGATATTGAGAAAAAACAAAAGGTAGAAATGCTAGCTCAGTCTATGATTCAAAATGGAGTACCTGCATCTATTGTGGCAGAAGCTATAGATAGCGATAGTTTCACACAAATTAAAGATAAGATTGGTAAAGCTGAACAAATGAGACAACAATTAGAACAAGCTCAACAAGAAGCTCAAAATAATATTGCTCAACAACAAAATGAGATAGCTCAACAAAAAATGGAGTATGATGCGGATCAAAGAGAGAAAGATAGAATGGTTCAAATTGAAGTAGCTATGATTAATGCTGAAGCTAATGATGTAGAAGGAAAAATGAAAATTGCTTTAGAAGCTGCAGAGATACAGCGTAAAACAGCAGCAGATGGAGAGGACTCTAAGGTTAAGAGAGAAAAAATTGCAGCAGATATTCAAATGAATAAAGAAGATAATGCAACTGATATCAAAATAAATAATGACGATAATAAAGTTGAAGAAAAGAAGATTAAAGCAATGGTGAAAGCAAAACAGAATAATGGCGCTAAATAATAATCAGAAATCTAAGATAATACAAATTGCTAAAGAAGGAGGATACAAAGGAGATTATGTAGACTTATTTCAACAAGCAGAGAAGGAAGATGTCTTTGAAGAAAAGGAAGTAAGTGGAGCTCGTAAAGAGGATTTTAAACTCAATACTAATTCTTTACTTGTTGATAAAACTCCTCATACATTTAAAGATATACCTACATTTACTACATCTAGTCATACAATGGAAGCTAATCCTAGAGCTATTGTAAAATTCTTGACGGATGAGAAATACGCACCTCTTCAAAAACCAGGGCAAGGTCCGGGAGATCAAGGACCTCAACAAGCAAAGCAAGGTGGGTTCAGAAAAGAATATCATAATGGAGGGCGTGGCCCAGGCCATCCACATGCTGTGGAGGAATGGCCAGATCCATCACAAGGAAATATAAGTGGTCAATTTGAAAAAATAGCAGCACAAACAAAAAAGACTGATTGGGAGATACAATTAGAACAACAACAAACAAATCGCACAATAAATCAAGCAAACGCTTGGGAAGGAGAAACCCCACAAAAAGGTGAGAATAATATGTTTGGGAATTTGTTTAGTAAGAATCCAATAGACAATTGGCAAGAAAGTGGATTAGACGATTGGAGTCATATGGAAACTTGGGATGAAGCTTATAATGCAGCAAAGAAATGGGCTGTACATATGAGTAATAATAATTATGAATTTACTTGGAATGGACAGCATAAAACTGTTGATTATGCAGGTACTCCTGAACAAGAATTAGGAACCTATGGTATTAAGGATGCTTTAGGGAATATGATCCATGAAACAGATGATGAAACAACAGTAGTAAATAAATGGGCTGGTTTAACATGGAATGGTTTTGAGAATACTAATTATCTACCTGGTCATATAGCGTCATATAATTACCAGAATCCTAGTATCTTTATAGATTGGGCTCATTTTAGAAAAGGAAGTTCTTCAACAACTATTAAAGATGGAAAAACAACAGGATCTCAAACAATGGTTTTTGGTGTTGAGCAAAAACAATATTTAAAAACACATCTTCAATTACAAAAGTTAACTAGTAGAGAATTAAAACAGCAAGGAGTACTTGGGGGAACAATTTATAAAGCCGGAGAAGGTAAGGACATGAAGGGAAAAATTAAAACTTGGCAAGATTTTCATGATGCTATAGAAGCAGGAGATATTGTGGGAAATGAAGCTTATAATTTTTTAACTAATAATTGTGCTGATGTTACAGCAGATGGTTTTGCTTTAGATATGAATGGTAAAAAAGTTTGTAGAGTTTTGGGAATGGTAGATAGTCCAGCTAAAGTTTTAGATGCTATCAAAGCGGGATTCCCAACAATGGATGTAACAGGTAGAGATAGCCATGCTTATGATGAATTATATAGAAATGCTAATTATTCTTTAAAAGGAAAAGATTATAATGCAGTATTACAAAATGCATGGGCTTTAGTGAATGGTAATGATAAAGAAAAATCAATAGGATATATACAAGAAGCTTTAGTAGGTCTAGGGTATAAATTACCTAAGTCTACAACTAAGGCAGGAAATATGGATCAACAGTGGGGAGATGAAACTCAAAAGCAATTAGCAAAGTGGGAAAAAGAATCTGGAAATAATGTAAGAGCTAATAAAATGAAACTGCATGAGGGAGGTTTTGGTAAGCCTGGAGATTCAGGATATATTCCACCTGTTGGAACGAATGGTCATACCCATCCACATAAATCTGGAAATACAGAATCTGTGACTACTTCTAAATCTAACTCTTATTCTAATTTACAAAATAGTTTAGCAAAGAAAGGTTACACAGTAAATCAAACTGGTACATTTAATACACAAACTTTAGAAGCAACCTATGACTATGGGAATAACCATTTAACTCATTTACCTGAATGGAACACAGATTGGAAGTGGGATAAGATAGGATGTACAGGACAGTCATGTTCAGAACAAACTACTGATATGCTACAAATGTTATTTCCACAATCATTACAAATTGGTCAAGATGATCCCAATATGCAAGCGGGTGCAGCACATAGTTGGTACAGGCAGGGGTATATGATGGATCATGGAGGGCAAAATATATGGTCCCAACAGGCTATTGGAACTTTTACTGCAGACGGAAAGGAGATTGGAACAACTAATAAATCTGAAAGATTTCCTCCTATGGAAGTCTGGAACACTTTTAATGTAGGAGATGTTGTTCATTTAGGTTCTGGTACAGGAGATATGAGGCATATGGGAGAAAGAGATAGGAAAGGAGGAAAGAAAGCAGGATATGATCAAAGTACAAATACAGGTACTGGACACACAGGATTTATTGTAGGCAGAGATCCTTCTACAGGCGTGCCTTTAATTATGCATGGTGTTAGTGGTAAAATGTATGTAGAAAGAATAGATCAAATAAATTGGGAAGGAGGAGAAGAGAGAGATGATGCTCTAGCATATGACCAACCTAATTATTTTATTCAAGGTGTTACTAGGCCTCCAGGATTAGTTAATTCAGATGAAAAAGCTAACTTTGGTGTAATAGCGGGTTTTGTCCAAGAAAATGTTAAACAAGTAACCTCTTATGATATTAATAGTGAATATTATGAGAATTTAGATAAGGAACAAAAGAAAAGTGCAACGTTCTTTACTGATTATCTCTCAGGAAATATAAATTTCAACAGGGATTATATGCCACGGCAGGAGGACTATGAAGGTGATGCGGAAGGATATAATATAGCGATGGAGAAATATTTAGCCTTTAAGACGGAGAATAATACGTTTGACGAAAATGACCTTGAAGGTACATACGCAAAGTCTAGAGAGAATTCTCCTATTTCAAGAATATCTAGGCTTACTGGATATACTGAAGAAGCAGTTTCTCACGCTGCTTCACTATTATATGGTACATATATGACTGAAACTGGTGATCCAGGAATGTTTGGAAGTGAGCAAAAAGGTATGCTGATGACATGGGTTAAAGATAATGTACCAAAAAGCCTACTTGGCATGGTTTTTGACGAGTCCCAAGTAACTTCTCCTCCTAGTGAAGGAATAATGCGTATAAAAGTTGATTGGCAGGTAGAAAATCAAGACGGAAGTATGACTCAATTAGGTCGTTGGTATGAAAAGTCAGGATTAATTTATAAAGATGAAGAGGGAAACTGGATAAATGGATTAACAGCTGGGGATGATCTTGGTAGTGGAATTTCTGGAAAACGTGGCATGTCTAATTCGATTGATGCAGGTATATTACAATTTTTACATTATCAACAAAAACTAAAAAGAGGTCCTAAATATAATTATGAGGATAATACATATGATGGTGTACCTTTAGACTATGTTGCTGCTTCTATGCATGTTCATCCTGAGAGTGTAAACAAAGAAAAACTCTTTAATTATATGGAAGAGGGGGATAGAAATTATTCTAACAGTGTAATGCTGTACGCCTCTATGTTAACTACAAATACAACTGCAGTAGACTTTGATGATGATCATGAGTATGTTGGAAGCAAAACTACATCTGCTAATGCGGCAGAACAAGGTGCAACATTTATGACTAGTAAAACTAATTCAATATTTAAAGATCAGACAGGAGGTAAAAGTTTCTTCTCTAAAGGCAATTCCGACCAGGCAAAGATACTTAGGGAACTCAACGGAATAGGAGAAGGCGAAAATGTACAAGCTCAAATCATGATAGATAAATTACGCTATGGTATAAAATTAAAAGCTGATAATCCAGGATATGCTGATTCAAAGATTCTTGAATTAGTTGATGAGAAATTCCAAGTTATACAAATACCTCAAGATTATAAAGATGAAAACAATACAGATTATTGGGAAGAGATGGATAATCTAAACATGAGGCTTATAGATAAGGGGTTAAAACCAATTAATGTATTTCACTCCGGTATGAAAATATAATAAAGTGGTATATAATAAAGGCTAAAGTAAAAAAATAAAAAAACATAAATAACTAGAATATTAATCATAAATTTGCATAAAAAATAAATAGATATGGCAGACGAAAATAAGTTAAAATTAGAAGACATCACCTTTGATAATTTCATAGGCGAAGGTCTCACGACAGAACCAGAAGAAAAAACTAAAGGTGAAATCGTAGAACAAGAAGAAAAAGTTACAGATGAAGATATTAGTGAGGCTACCTTAGAACTCGATGAAGATGTAGTAGAAAAAGTTGAGGAGAAGGAAGCAGTAAGTACAAAACGTAAAACACAACCTAAAGTTGAAGAGGAAGAAGTAATAGAGTCCGAGGTTGATGATACTGTAGTAAATGAAGTTCTTTCTCAATTAGGGTATGAATTTCCTGATGATGATTTTGAAGATACATCAGATGGTTTAGTTAAATTAGCTAAAGCTGTTGGATCAAAAATAGCAGAAGACCAATTAGATGGATTATTTCAATCTTATCCTGAAGTTCAAAAACATTTAGATTTTCTCTTAAATGGAGGTAAATCTACAGACTGGATGAAGTCAACTGTACAAATGGATGACTTTGAAAATGTTAAAGTTACTGAAGATGATTTAAGAACTCAGAGAGCTGTGCTTGGTGAGTACTTTAAATTAAAAGGACATGATGCAGAATTTGTAAATGAATTATTAGATGATTATACAGAAACTAATAAATTATATGAAAAAGCTGTTAAAGCAAAAACTGCTTTGAATCAATATTATACAAAAGAAAGAGATAATAGTTTAGAGGTTCAAAAACGTGAGCAAAAAGCTAATCAACAAAAACAAAGAGAGTTCTGGGATGAAATAAATGATACAATTCAGAACTCTAAGGATTTTGCTGGTATTACAGTTCAAGAAAAAGATAAAAGTAAATTCTTTGATTATTTAAGTAAACCTGATGCTGAGGGTGTAACTGAAAGAGAAAAAGCACATAAAGAATCAAGTAAAGATGTTAAGTTGGCTATTGATTACTTAATGTACAAAGGATTTAACTTAAAAGATATTATCGCGGCTAAGGCAAAGACATCAAATGCTACAAGCCTGCGAAAAAAGATTAAGTCAAGTGGTAACGTTAAAGGGACAGCCCATGCTAAAAGAAAGGGTAGTAACTTTGATATTGAATCATTAGATTTAAACCTGAGTAACCTATAAAGCGCGAAAGGAGCAAGGTTACTATAACCCTTTAAATTAAATAAAATGCAAGTATTAAAAACTTATTACAATGATTCACAAATGACGGATACTAATTCGTTAGTGAATGCATTATTGGAAAAGCCGGCAGAGCTGTCTCCAATAATCACACACCTTGCAGGAAGAGAAGATAGAAAATTTCCGTTAACAATGTTAACAGAGGGGGTTGGTAATTCTAAGTCCATCGATAGATGGGAATATGAATACCGAGTTAAATCTCACACTATCAATACTCGTCCTCTAGCTGTTGCAAATGCTGGTTCTAGCCTAGGTTTAGGTGGAGGCACATTTGAATTAACGTTTCCAGATAAATGGTTCGTATTCCCTTATACATTGATTTCACAATCAGGTGTACAAGCAAGAATTATGGCTGAGCCAAGATCATCTGGAAGTAACTATGTTTACACAATGCAATTAATAGATCCTTCATCAACAGCATCGTTACCTGCGGGTGATCATGGTCTTGGAGCTATCTGGGGTCAATTATATGCTAATGTAGGAGTTGATTTCTCTAGAGGAAATGCTTCTAACTGGTCTACTCCAGGTATGGTGAGAAACAAAATCGGTACAATTAGAAAATCTTATCACTTCGCAGGAAATGCTAAGAACTATGTCGCTGAATTTTCTTTACCTACTAAAGGTGGTAAAACTACCAAAATGTGGATGGACTATGAAGAGTATTTACATATGCTTTCTTTCAAGGAAGAGTGTGAATTACTTTACTGGTACGGAGAACAAACTTATGGTAATGATGGAATAGTAAACATGACAGATGAGAATGGGCAACCAGTAATCACAGGTCCTGGATTATTACAACAAATTATCAATAAAGACACTTATTCAACTCTAACTGAAACTAAGTTAACAAATCTTATCGGAGATTTATTCTACGGTATGAGCGATGCTACTAATAAGAGCATTACATTGTTTACTGGTATTGGTGGAGCGCGTGAATTTGACAATGCGTTGAAAAACTATCAAGGTGGTTTTCCATCAGCTGCAAATTGGACGGTTAATGCAGAGAGCAAATTTATTACTGGTTCAGGACGTTCTATGGGAATGACTGGATACTTCACAAGTTATGACCATATTGATGGACATACAGTAAATGTGGTTAAACATCCAATGTTTGATCATGGTCCTGTAGCACAAGCAAGAACTAAACATCCTGTGACTGGCTACTCTATGGAATCATATAGAATGATATTTGTTGACACATCTAATTATGATGGTCAAGGAAACATTCAAATGATTAACAAGAAAGGACGTGAGTACTTAAGATGGGCAGTAGCGGGTTCTGTTGTTCCAACAGGCTTCGGATCAAGTGATCTACGAGCTTCTGACATTGATGGTGCAAGTGTACATATGCTTAAGACAGCAGGTATCGTTCTTAAGAGATTTGATACTTCTATTGATTTAGAGTGTGTGCGCGTATAGTGATTGGCGTTAACTAACGTTTTCGTAGTCTATATATCTAGTTTTTTGTAGGATTGATGGGGGTGTCAAAACCCCCTCCATCCTATTTTACATAAAGAAAGTAAGGCCTAGTATTCTTACAAGCCTGAAAGGAAATTCAACTTAATTTAATAATTTAAAAAGAACATAACAATGGGAAAAAGAAAAATAGTGATTTTGAGAAAAGAACCTGCTGGGTTTTTACCTAAACAGATTAGAGCAGAATCAAGAATGTACATCAGTAGTGTCTACATGAATAGACAACCTTTAAAAGGAGTAACTGCTGAAGAAGAAAAAAAATATTTAAATGGTATTTTGGATGTAGGTCCAGATCATGTAGAGTGGCCAAAGCATGCAAAGAATTATTGGACAAATATGTCAATCATGATCCCATTTGGAGGAGTAGAATTAGATATTTCTACAACGTCAGATGGAGAGCCTGAAAATATTGAAGACTATTTAAGATACAAATGGATATTAAAACATCCGCATGTAGGTTTAAATAAAGATGAGATGACAGGAGATATAAAGAAGAGATTCTTTATCCAAGATCATCAAAGAGAATTAAGATCTGCTAATAATAAGATTCAGCTTTTAAAAGATGCTGACAAAGAATTTATAAAATTATCAGATAATAAATCAGATATGAGAAGGGTGTATCGTTTGATGGCTAATGATGATCCTGATAGATTAACTGATTTAGAAATTGAAAATAGGCTTTATGCTTTAAAAGGAGAAAAAGCTGTTCAGTTTATACGTATTTCACAAGATAAACATTTAAAAATGAAATCTGAAATAGAGGAGATGATAAGTACAGAGATATTAAGAAAGATAGGTAATCAAGTAATATATCAAGACGAGATTCTTGGAGACACATTACAAGATACTGTTATCCATCTTACTGATAAAAAGAATTCAGGAAAATTAACAACTTTAAGAGCTAAACTGAAAGAAACAACTTTATAGTGAATATACAAGATATGCATATTGGGGTACAGCATGGGGTTGACAAAATCAACTCCATGCACTCTGATCTCTTACTTCCAGAGGAGATTGATTTAGAATTGAATAAAAATATATTACGTTTTGTTCATACTAGATTTAATCCTAGAGGTAATAGATATCAGAAGGGGTTTGAAATGTCTCAAAAGCGTATAGATGATTTAAGAAGTTTAGTTGTAGAGGCGAGTGTTCCTTTACTGTATAAAGGACATGTATTTAATAATGCATGGGTAGATGGAGGATTTTTACCAGCAGATTATTTAAATTTAATAAATTTAAAATGTTTAGTACTACAAAATAATTGTAATAAATTCTGTTGGGTTGAAGTTATGAGTCAACAACAACCTCTTACCTTTACTTTAGATACTGACCATTCCAATCATACACTCCCAGCTAACTCTACTGATTATTCTGGAGCATATATTGGATATGAACCTGTAGGAGCAAATTCTGCTCCCGGATTGACTAGTTTATTAACTGCTCAATATGATCCTCTGGCTACACAAACTCAATCAGCTTTTAAAGCTTGGTTGTGTACTCCTGCTACTAGTAAACCTGGTGTAACTATTGTTAGTGCTGCAGGAACTACTGTAAAAGTAACAATAGCTATAGGATATAATATAATAATGGATTATTTAGGTATAGTTTTCTTTAATAATGTTAATATGCCAGGATTGGATTTTACAGAGACAGATAATGCAGGTGGAAATACTGCCCCTTCTAGTGGAGGTTCATGGGGATCTAATCCGTACTGGGCTGAAAAAAGAGTACCTTGTGAAGATCAAGAATATACTCAAATGGTAGGTGCTAATGAATTTAGTCAGCATGATGATATATACGCAATCTTGCAAGATCCATTTAATAAAACAACATATAAATCTCCATTATATACAATGAAGGAAGATTATATTGAAATATATAGTGATGATACTTTTATAGTAGATGCTATTAAATTAACATATTTAAAGTATCCTGTAGAAGTAAGTGAGACTAACAACACAGATTGTGACTTACCTGTTCATACACATCAAGAAATTGTGGATATGACGATAACAACAATTTTAGAGGGCTTTTCAGATCCTCGATACCAAAGTGCAAATATGGAAGTATTAAAATCTGAATAATTTAAATAATTATTAACCATTAAAATAAAATAAAATGGCAAAACATGTATTCGTAGACAGCACAGCATCAGCTACTGCTGCCTACACACTCGGAGCTGCTACAGCTTTCAGTACTAACGCAACTGGAGTAATAGGACTTTGGAGTTTAGATTTAGGAGACCATATTGCTGGAGCAAGTGCGGCAGAAGGATTTGTAGATGCATCTGGAAATATTATACCTTCAAGATTTCAATTTACACAAACACCAACAATAGGTATGACATATGCTACAGGAATTCTTGAAGCAGGTAATGTAAAGCTTATAACACACCAGCCTTATGTAGCTGGAGCAAAAGCAGCTAATGCTAATGCTACAATTAATAATTCTGGGGCAACTTTAAACAGTGCGACTTGGGGTTTGAAAATAATCCAAAGAGCTGGTTCAGT